TACTTAGCCATTATGTTACAATGTTTCTAGCAACAGCTTCATTGGGTTGCGGTACTGTACCAAAACCATATATTGACGTTTTAGATTTAAAGCTATTCAAATAATAAGCAATAACTGTGTTAGTTTCAAGTTGTGTTTTACCTTGAATGTACGTTAATAAATCTAGTACAGAGATTTGTGTTTCTTGTGCTATTCTAAACAGATAGACAGTAAAGTTACCTGCTATTTGTATAGTGTCACAAGTGCTCTTAAAGTATGAAAATACAATATCATACTCACTGGCGTTAACGATTAAATCAAATGAATAGAATTCATCAAAAATCTTAACTGTTTGGTCTGTGCCTGAGCGTGAATCGATAATTTGTGCCATATAAATCTCCGTAGAGTATTTATACTATTATCTACTACCGGGTGTAGTTTGTCTGCCTGCATTCGATACAGCAGTATTAATTCCTGTACCTGTTGTAACACCTGTTGCAGTGATTTGTGCCGGAGCACTTAATCCTAAATTAGGGGCGCCTGCTGTATTGTTTGGACTTGTTCCAAAACCAGGGTAATATGAATTTGTTCTTACTGCGCCTGGTAATTGTTGTTGTACACTTGATGCTAACAATGAGTTTAAATCCTGTGTTGCAACTTGCCTTAAATTCTTATTTTTAAATGTATTATATGCTGTGCCGGCTGTACGAATAGCACCTAATATGTTATTATTTGATAAGTCATTGATGAACCCACCTGCCGCATCAATTAAACCACCCTGACCTAATATACTAGCATTTGCACCGGGTCTATTGATAGGACTAGGTGTTCTATCGTAGTTAGTTTCAAGACCAAATCCAGTAACAATATTACTCGGTGCTCGACCGTCTAATGCGCCTTCGGCATATTTTACTGTTTCATAATCAATAGTCATTGTGTTAGACATTGTACCGTTGCCTTGAGCGTAATCATATGTGTCATGGTTAAACGCAGTAATTACAGGATTTATTAATGTATATTGAATGAAGTTATGTTGATTCATTCCAAAGATTTGAATACTCTTAAAGAAAGGAATCTTACTTATACCTTGATTTGATTGACTAGTTGTACCTGATTGCTGACTACTTTCGCCAATGTAGCCCCAGTCTTCGTCACCTGCAATATCACCATCATATAAATTTCTTCTGTTGAAATTTACTGAACCTGTATTATTACCGTTAGTTGTTTGTCTACCTGCACTTGACACTACGGGTTTATCTGCATCTTTAAAATAATACGTATAGTAATTATACCACATATCATTTATAAGATTGCCGTTGTCGTCATGGAAAACAACGTTAATAGGTTGATATTTTATTTTGGTTTGTACTAGTCGCTTACGATTATATTGATTTAATGTAGCTGTATCAATTGTATACTTAGGCAAATCAATTGTTTTTACGGCTAAGCCAAAATTGGCACCCTGCGATATACCTTTAGAGTATACAGCAGGATTGATTTCAAAGTATACGTGAAATAAGAACTTGAATTTAGGGGCATACTGGTAAGAGTTAGCCCTAAATGTTTTTGCGGCATGAGTGTAATCTCTTACATAATCATTGCCAAAGAATCCTTTGGCAGTATCTGTTAACAGATTTTGAAAAAATCCACTCATGCGATGCCTTAACTATTAACCTTGACCAGAACCGATACCAGTTACGATTGAACCACCTATTACACGACCGATGTTTGTACCAACACCAGAACTCAATGGTGATTGAACTGCATTATCAAATCTGATTGTCATCGCAATTTGTACTACTTCGTTTGTACCGTAGTTCAAGTTATTGTAGTTTGCTTGTTGCAAGAAGCAACCATAACATTCCCAAGTTTCTAATACTACTGGTGCCGCTGTACCATTGCCACCATCTAAGATTTCAATGTTTGTTTGGAACTTATAGTCTTGACCAGTTGCCGCAGATGCCTGCTCAACAAAGTCTAATTGTTTTTGTAATTGCTGTCCAACTAACTTAGATACTTGACCTTGTGCATCATCTCTAACGTTAACTGTTAATGCTTGCCATTCATGACGTCCAGCAAGATACAATGTTGAGTTGTAAACTGGTATTGTGATTTCACCGAAACTAACTTGAGGACGTGTGATATCTACAACTTGTTTAGTTAATTCAATAGTCTGACCAACACCAAAATTCAGAAAGTTAACTCTGAAACGGTATTGTAATTTGGGCATCAACAAGCCTTGGTTACCACCAGCGTTATCGCTAGCTACGGTCATGTTGAACAATGATTGTGAGGCTGTTGCCATTTTTTAATCTCCTGTATACTTATTTATCTTTAATGTTGATACCCCCGAAGGGGTATCATTTACACTGTGCCTGATAGCTCGCCTGTATTTAGAACACGAACGGGGATGTAAATGAATTCAGCAGCCTTGACTGGCTCAACTGCAACATCAATCCAAAGTTCATTTCTATCAATTCTAGCAGGTGTGTTGTTTGAATCATCACATACTACTAGATAATCGTAAATACCACGTTTTGCAACTAGGTCTACTAACAATGTTTCGACAACACCTGAAATTTCTTGTCTTGTCAATTGATCGTTAGGTTCGAATACGAACGGACGAGCCGCAATAGTCAACTGACGGCGTACATAGTTAACTAAACGTGCAACGTTGATTCTGTCTAGTGCAGATTGTGAGTTGAAGCTATTCTTGTTACCATAGTTCAACAAACCTACGCCAGTGAAGAATACCATTGGGTTGATTTGGTTGATGTATAACACATCACGTATACCAAGTCGTGTTTTAATTGGCTGAAACTCACCTGTTGTACGATCCAAGTAACCAATGTTCAATGCATTGTCAATGTTACCACGGCGTGTACCAGCTGGAGCTAACCAAGGATAAGCCACTGTATCATTACGTAAGAATGTACGCAACATCATATGTGATGCTGGAACAACAACTTCGTTACCTGACAAGTCATTTGTAATTCCACTTGGATAGAATAGACCCAAGTAAGTGTTACGTGTAACTAAACCAGCTTCACCAGTAGATACAGCACCTGCATCG